GTATAAATAGAAGTTGCAACTGCGGCCGCCTTTTTAGCGATGGAATCACGCCTTGTTAATTCCTCTTGGATTTGTTGTAATCCGTTTGAAATTGCCATTATAGCATTCAATTGGACTAACTTTTTTTGTAAATCCTCACTTTCTATTCCAAACAACGCCTGCGCACCTTGAACTGCGCCAAATACACTTGCCCCAATGTTTAAAGTTCTAATCATGGTGTCTAATCCACGTGTATCACTTCCTAAACTTGACGTTTCAGCGTTTAAATCGCCTATTTCGTCCTTTAAATCTCCGACCTCTTGTTTAGCTTGTTTTAATCCGTTTTCCAATGCCTTAAATGCGCTCGTGCCTTGTAAGCCTTGTTTTTTCATTTCGGCTAATTGGCTATTCATTACCTGCATATTTGCAGTTGCATCCCTAAGCTGTTTTCTAAGGCTGTCCATTCCACCTGCAAATGACTTTGTCGCTATCTCACTTGCTTTTATCTCGTTTTCTAATTTTTTAAATGCGCTTGTGCCAGGCGTTAATGTTGCTAATTTCTTTTTTGCTAAATCAATGGCGTTACCCATGTCTTTAAATTCTTTTTCAACAACGCTTGTATCACTTGCTTTTTTTAAATTAGCTTGAAACGTTTCCGCTCCCTCCAAAACTAATTCCGCTATAATTTTATTATCTTCAGCCATTTTGCAAAAATATATGAAAAAAAATTAATTGTTTTATGAAATAATTTGTTTTTTATAATATATCAAAAACTCTTTCCATCGGTCATGCATTAAAATTGCATCTATTCCATACCTAACCGCATCCGCTATATGTAGTCCTAATTCCTTTTTGCATTTATCTAAACTGCCGTTATCAATATACGCTACTTCCATGTCTTCGTAAATCAATTTAGCACTTTTATACATTTTAAAATCAGTCGCAAAGATACAAGCGTTGCAAATTTCTTGACTTAACAAATGTGTGGTGTTTGCTTTTCTTAATAATAATTGAGATTTATTTACTCTAAGCAAATCTTGAATAATCGTGAAAAAACTATTATTTGCTTTAACATTTGCGCCACCATGCCTACCGCTGGCATCGCCTGTAATCTTTAATTTACTGTTTAAAGTTAGTCCACTGTTTATATATTTTCTAATAAATAGTTCACAAACCGCCTCAATAGGTGTTTTGTCTTGTATGGTAAATTGGTTCGCTTGGATTAAATCTATAATTGAAATTGATTTATTCGATACCGCAAAAATAACCAAAGTGCATGGGTCTTTGTTAAAGTCAAAAGAAAGGTAAAAAATCTCATCGCCTTTCAATGTGTAAAAATCCTCCACAAAGTGCGCATCTTTATTTAAGGCATAAAAGAAAGGATTGTTGTTTATTTCCACGCCCCAAAGTCCTTTTATATCTACTAAATTTCTATTTCCATTCCCATGTGTATTTAATTGCAAAGTTTTTAAATACGTTTCTTTGTCTATAAAATCATTGTTAATATATGTTGAATGGTTTAAATATATGCTTTCAATATCTTCTTTTATTTCGTATGCATTTTCTTTTTTAAAAAAAAATTCCCTTAACCAACTCTTTTCCGATACTGGATTAAATGAAATAATAAACTGCAATTTGTTATTTAGTGGCGTTCGCAAAAGTGCGTTTAAGGTTGTAAAGTCTTCTTGACTACCTTTATTAATCTCATCCCACCAAATTATGGTAGGGTCTGAAAGTCCTTTTGTATTTTCGGCGTTATCCATGCCTAAGGCTGTAAATTCAGTACCCGTTAGGTTGTTTTTAAAACCGTAATTGGTTTTATTGATTGTGAAGTACTTTGATAATTCTAAGGCTTTCAATACCTTTATAATGTCCTTAAATTGGTTTTTTCGTATATCTCCAAATATCTTATTTACATAAATGATATGATTGTATTCCTGTAAAAATGAGAGTAAAATCAGTTTTAATATTATGTGATGCGTTTTTCCGCTACCTCTGCCACCGTATAAAATCTGATACCTTTGCTTACTTTTTAGGAAGTCTAAAAAATGCTTACTATACCATTCAGGCTTAACATCTACTTTTATCATTACTCATGGAAAAATAATTCATCTGCTCCACGCATTAAAGTTATATCTTGTTTAGTTGCTTTATCCCAACCGTCCATTTTTCTTAAACTTTCAATGGTCGCATTAAATGCCATAACATCGGCAGGCTTTTTATCTACGTTTTTGGCTAATTGGTTATACATCAATTTCGCTACATTTGACATCATTTCTAAGGCTTTTTCTCTTTGTAGTATATTACTACTCGCCTCTTGTTTAACTGCCTCAATTTGGCTATTTTCACGCTCTAATCGAATTTTATCTTGTTTTTGTTTTATGTACGTGGCTATTGTAACGTCTTGTAACAAATTGTAACTTTTTACCCTTGCGCTTTCAGGCTGTGCTTTTGGATATGCCTTTTGATATGCTTTTATAGCATCGCTTGTTAAAACGTACTCATCGGCAAATATTTGGTGCTTTTTGTTTGGTATCATAGTTTAGCCTTTCCTTAAATTATTAGCAACTTCTTGTAATGGTCTGCTGAAATTTGTTTTTACTCCATTATTATATCTTGTTGCAACAGTTATTCCATATTTATTTTTTTCTACTTTAAATGTATTTGTTTGCCCTTGAAATGTATCACTATATCTTACTACTTCATTAAAAGCGCCTAATGCTTGACTGTTTGGCATTTCATTTTTTATCTCATTCAATAATAAAGTTCTCATTTGTATTAAAATTATAAGGTGTGTAAATCATTGTTTTATTATGTTCATTATCATAAAGGTAATCAAGTTTGTTTGAATATTGTTTTTTTACATAGCTAAATACTGGAAAATGCTTTGCAATTCCTATGTTTAAATTAGGGTGCTCCCAAAGTAAGTGCAAAATATTTCTTAAATCCATTGTTTTGTAAAAATCCTTATCTTTTAGGTTGTATCTATTTACTATATATTTTGAAAGGTCTGTATCTGTGTTTGGTAATAAATTAGAAAAGAAATTATAAAACTCTTCAAAATAGATTATCTCATTTTCTTTTTTATTTAATGCGCACCAATTAAACCAATCATAAATAGTAGGTAGCAATTTAGTATAACATTGCTTAAATTCTATATAGTTACTTTGACTTAATCCACTATCAAAACCTATTAAATTCATTTCATTTTCAGTAGTGTATTCATGTAATTTTATAGCATTATTTAACCATTCGCTTGTAAATCCTTTTATTTTACATTCTATTAACAAGTCTTCACCCATTATAGATTTTTCCTTATCTGTTAAGTTGCTTTGTTGTGGTAAAGTTAAATGTAGTTTGTTTATTAAAATACTTTTAACTCCTAAATTTTTAACTTTTTCGGCTATTGGTATAGGATTTTCGGCAAATTTTGGATTAAATGGATTTATTGAACAAATTACTTTATGACCTTGTTTAATAGCAAAATCGATTAAATCGTATCTTTGTTCTAAACTTGGTGCATTTGGCTCGTATTTTTGTCTTTTTTCTTCACTATCATAAGGAATTGAAATATATAGTACAGTTGGTGATAAGTCCTTTAATATTTCAGTTCCAATACCTCCACGTGTAGCTAAAACAACTGGTATTCCTAAATCCTTTAAAGTATAGATTAAATCATTTACAAATGGTTGGTTACTTTTTGAAAACGGATCTATATTGTTTGAAATAATAATAGGATATTTTTCACGCATGAAATAACTTGTTAAATCACTCCTATTTTTGTAGTTTTTAAGAAGTGAATTTAATTTAGCTATATCGGTTTTTCTTTTTGGATTGTTTATATTAGCAAAACAATAGACGCACTTATGACTACAATAGTTCCCTGTGTATTGTATTGGTATAGGTGAAAGTAGTAAAGCGTTTGTAAGTATATCTATCATTTTATATTTGGTTAATCAATATTGTTCTCATTGCTATATAATTTAATTAGTTCAAAAATAGCGTTTTTATCTTTCATTTTGCCTAACTTCTCTTTTATGTGTAGCCATATTTCTGATTCTTCATCTGTAAGCGTACAAGCTATCATATTAGTTAATTCCTTTACATTGTCTGCATGGTCTTTATCCTCTACATCCTCAATCTTCACATTCAAAGACTGCACATTAACGCTAATCTGTTCAATCTCCACCCATTCAGTTAAAACCTCGTTGGCTATCGGGTTGCTCTTGGTATTAAAAACTTCCAATAGTATCTCAATCGCTTCTTTACGGTCTTTTGCGTTAATAAATGTCGCTGGCAGTTGTTCGGGTACGTTTTCGAGGTTATTTAAAACTTCAATCCTTGAATGTCCATCCACCGCAAAAATATCATTCCCATTCTGCCAAACAAAGAAAGGCATACTAAATCCATGTGTTAAAATGCTGTCTTCAATATACTTATAATTAAATATATGTTTAAGGTTATCGGGCTGTAATGGTTTTATTTCCCTCCACTTAATTAGTTCTGTTTTTACTATTCGATTCTCAATCATTTTCTTTTAAATAAATATAAATCATTTTTTCAATTGACACATCAATATACTGCTCTCCTTTATCACGAAACCATAAAAAGAAATTCATTAATTCCTCTTTTTTACTTTCTAATTCTCTACATGGCGCCATATTTTACCCGATTTTATTTGAGTTTTAAACTCAATCAACTTATTGTAATCTTCTAATTCTAAATTTACTACTGCTCCCATTTCTTTTTTTTACAAATATAATAAATTATTATTTAAAAGGCTTGGTTTTTTACGCCAAGCCTTTTTTTTTAGTCGAAAAGTGTAATTTCTTTGTTTTTTGTTTTAAACCGCTTTTCAGCTTCTTTCATGTTTAAAACAGCCTGCTTATAGTAACTGTCTTTTAATTCAATTCCTATTGCTTTGCGACCCATTGATACTGGACTAAAAACGTCACTACCACATCCCATAAATGGACTTAATACGACCTCGTTTGGATTTGAATATAAATCTACTAACCTATCAAATACATCCAATTGAGTAGGCGTTATGTGCTTTTCGTCCTCTTCATCTTTTGACAATTTATAAGGTAAACAATTTTCTATTCTTATATCATCCCATACTGCTGATGCGTATCTTTGCCAAATTATTTGGCTTTTTTTGTTTGTTCTCGGGTCTTTGTGTCCTTCGTATTTTTTACAAATATATTCCCATAATTCTGATGGACTTTTGAAATTGCTATCATTTGCCCTATTGTATATACCTACCGTTTCGGGCAAAATTGGGCTTTCACCTGCATAATGTGTTAATCCAAATTCATGCGTTACGGGCTTTTCGTTTTCTCCTTTTTTCTTAAAAAGTAAAATATAGTCTGGCATTGCTGGATAGTTTTTTGTGCTATCCTCTACAATAAATTTATGCATTAAAGATTGAACCATTGTTTTAATTCTAACTTTTAATGGTTCTTTCCAAATTGTGATACGGCTCATATATGTAAATCCGTTTTTTTCATGTAATTTAATTATATCCGCTGGAAAATCACTTAACGCTCCATTGTATTTAAACAAATCAGTACAATGTATTGCATTTATTCTACCTTTTTTTGTAACCCTAGCCATTTCTTTTATTAGGTAATCGTATTGCTCTAAAAACTCCTCATTTGAAGATACGTTGCTCATATCTCTTTCGCTACTTGAATAAGTATATAAATTTGCAAATGGAGGTGAATAAATCGCTAAATCAATACTTTCATTGTCTAATGTAGGTATTACCTCCATGCAGTCGCTATTATAGATACTAAACATATCTGTATGCATTTGTTCTTTTGTTTGATTTTTCATATTATAAAAATTTTGGTTTGATAATTTGTTTGTTAAATTCTTTTACTTTGTTTTCAAAACTTCGATTAACATTTTCTGTTAAATTCTTATGCAATTGTATTGCTTTTTGTGTTTTTTGCTCAATAGCTTCTAAAACCCTTGTTTGTCCATCTGAAATAACCATATCAATAGTTACGTCATTTTTTTGTCCAAACCTCCAAAAACGTCTTATAGCTTGGTAGTATTGCTCATAACTCCATGTCGGAAAAAATACCGAATGGTTACAATGTTGCCAATTTAAACCCATTGAAGTCATTTTTGCCTTAGTAATAAGCCTATCTATTTGTCCATTTGCAAAAGCTAATAAAATCTCTTCTTTTTTCTCGATTGATTGACTTCCTATTATTTCGACTGCATTTTTATCACTTGCTTTTAAGATTGCGCTTTCGTTATTTGTATTGCACCAATAAACAGATGTTTTCCCATTTGCTAATTCAATAGCTTTTTGGCATCTTTTTTCCTCTGTTTGTTTTTGCTCATGCCTTACCTCTGTCATACTTTTGGCTATTGGAGTAAACATCAATATTTGATTATTAATATCGAACATCGATTGATTTTCTACTATATGCCTATTTATAATTAATTCGGGTAAATTATAACGCTCGTTTGAAAAACCTAAATCGCTAGGCATTTTGACCATTATAGCCCATTGATTAACCCATGCAAAAAAATCTTTTTCAGCATGTGGTTTTAAATAAAATTTTTCGCCAATATTTCTATTATTTGAATCAACACTATTTTGATTATTCTTAAAAAACTTACCTAACATGTCCATATAACCCATATATCCCAACGCTTCTGAACTTGTACCCAATTCAATAAAATCGTTTGGTGATGGCGTTGCTGTACTTAAAAATCGATATGGTATTTTTTTTACAAACGCTGTAACCTCTTGTTTTATTTTGCCATCAAAGTTTTTAAGTATTGAACTTTCATCTAAAATAACACCTACAAAATCGCTACTATTGAAATAATGCAACCTTTCATAATTGCAAATAACAATTTTTTTAGTGTGCTTACCGTCTTTTGAATATTCAATGTCATCTATACCTAGCTTTTCAGCTTCTAAAATAAATTGAAAAGCAACCGCCAACGGTGTTAAAATTAAAACCTTTTTATTGGTTTC